AACTGATCATCTACTTCTGTCTTTGTAGTCTTAACTGCCTTAGCAAGAACTCTTAAACAAATCTCAATGAGTCTATCACCAATCTCAGCATCGTTTGGAATAGCATTTACGGCATCCTTTATAATCTTAGATGCGAAAGGAAGAAGTGCTTTTAACATAATATTTTACTAATATCTAACTTATATATAATCTAAATTTCTATAATTGAATCTCCCTCATGAAAATCTTCTATGTACTCTAGGGACAATACATCACTCTCTGAATCTTCACCTAACCATTCATCAAATTCTCTTTCTATAGCAAAAGCATCTTCAAGTTGATCATGATTACCTTCTTCAGTTAAAAAAATAATTCTATTTCTTGCCCACTTATGTGTTTCCTGAAGTGCTTGTTCCAAAGTTGCCATAATTTTTTTTCATATACCTGCCAAGAATATTACTATTATAGTATGCTGGTTCTCCATTGTCAAGAGATTCCATTAATACATTATTAAGGAACAGTTGTTTAGTCTCTTCGTAATTTACTTTACCAAGAGTCTCATGAAGACTTATTATTTCTCGTTTAAAGTTGTGTTTTCCAAAATGCTTAATGTCTTCTTTAAGTTCTGGAGAACTTCCGTAGTATTTTTTCCAGTCACTCTCAGACGTAACCCTTCTTTTGCCACCTCTAGGCTTTCGCTTCTGTACGAAGTATTTTCTCCCGATGTATTTCCGTCCATTGACTTCATTAGTAATGAGGTAGACGTAACCGAAGAAGTCGCCAATATCATCAGAAGTGAAAGCTGTACCTTTGTAGTACCAGGGATTTTCATAATCTCCCTCACCATTCGATGCCATTTCATAATTTTTATATCATTCCCCTCTATGTATAACACCAAATCCTGTTTTAGGATCTGGACGAACTGAACCATATGTATCTCGTATTCTAGTCATAGCATTGTTCCATTGTGGACAATTACAATCATACATAAAAAATTGTTTGTCCTCAAAGAACTCAACAATCTCATCAAGACTCATTGAATCAAATTCAATCTTCTTATCATACCATCTATCCACCTGCAAAATCATCCCAATTTTCGCAAGGATCTTCTTCATATGCTTTTTTCATATCCTCAAGAGTCCAGTTTATCTTAGAGGGTGAATCCTGCGAAGGTGTCTTTGGTGACATCTTGCTTGATTCCTCCGACAATATAGGATTCAACTTCTGTTTCTTGGGGTGCCACTTGAAGACCTTTAGAAGAGATCCAATGCTCTGTCCAAGGAAGTGGGTTATTCTTTGCTGGTACGTCATAGATTGGTTTAAGTCCTATTGATCTCATTCTGCGATTACAAATCCATTCAACATAAAGATGAAGTAGTTTATCATTCAATCCAATCATAGACCCATCTTTAAATAGGTATTCTGCCCATCTCTTTTCTTCATTAACACACTTTTCAAATTCTTTAATTATCCAAGGTTCTTCTTCCTTAGAAATCTCAATCATGTCAGGATCATCACCCTTTCTCCAATTGTTTAAGATATTCTGCGTAATTGCCAAGTGTTGATTTTCATCTCTGGCGATAAGGGAAATAATCTTAGCTGATCCCTCCATAGACTTGAGTTCACCAAAAGCAAAACTACAAGCAAAACTGACATAAAACCGAATTCCTTCCAAGATGTTAACATTTGCCACTGCCCTATAAAGTTTTCTTTTTAAATCCTTTATTTCCCAAACAGAGTTGACGTGGTCTTTCCAATCTCTTCTCCAGTTATTACTCTGATCCCATTGATGTGCTTGATTAATAAAATCATCATAAGACTTAGTAACACTCTCTGCTCTTTCTAAGATTCTATCATCTGTAAGAATAGTATCAAATACCTCACTTGGATCGGAATAGACATTCTTCATAATATATGTGTATGAACGAGAATGAATCATCTCCATCATCTGCCATACATTCATACATCCCTCCAACTCAGGTAGAGAACAATATGGAGCAAATGCCATACCAGGTGCTCTACCCTGTACAGAGTCTAGCATAACTTGATACTTTAAGTTTGATGTAAAGATATGCTTCTGTTCTGGTCTTAATGATTGATAATCTCCACGATCCTTCTGTAAGGACACTTCTTCTGGTCTCCAAAAATATCCCAACTGAGACTTAGTTAAGTTCTCAAATGCAGGATACTTAAAGTTATCATATCTTTGAACTCCTAAAGGTGCACCAAAAAACATTGGTTGCTTTTTAGTATCAACTTTCTGCGTGTTAAACACAGTCATGGAATCCACTATCTTTCCCGCCATAGAACTTCCTTTAAATTGCACAGGACTCGCACTCCTCTTGGTTTTCTATTGAACATTCATTTAGTAAATCATCTAATTCTGATGATTTCTCAGGAACATCATCATGCCATCCCATAGGATGTGCTGGTTCCTCAATCTCATCACTCTTCATATCATGAGTATTCTGATAGTAAGATGTTTTCCATCCATACTTATACGTGGTTAAAAGATCTTGTGCCATAACACTTGTTGGAACTTCATTACCATCAAAGTGTTGTGGATTATAAGACCAGTTTCCAGAAATTGCTTGGTCAAAGAATTTCTGCATAACTGCAACAATTTTAATATATCCACTATTATTCTTCATATCCCAAAGAAGAGTATAAGCATTTTTTAATGTCCCATACTGTGGAACAATCTGCTTAAGGGGTCCTTTCTTTGACTTCTTAATGGACAAGTACCCTCTAGGAGGTTCGATTCCATTGGTAGCGTTTGACACAACGGAACTGCTCTCCGAAGGCATTTGTGCCGACAATGTTGAGTTCCTAACCCCATAGGTGAGTACATCCTTCCGTAAAGACTCCCAATCAAGTGATAGGTCATTTGGAACAATCTCGTCTACATCTTTCTTATATGTATCAATAGGAAGAATTCCTTGAGCATATTTGGTTCTATGCGAATATTCACATGCACCTTTCTCCTTAGCAAGTTGTACAGTTGCCTTTATTAAATTATATTGAAATGTCTCAGTTAGGTCATGAACTAACTTATATGCCTTCTCATCCTCATACCCTACGCCGTTCTTAGCGAGGTAATGGGCAAGACCAATATAACCTACCCCAAGCGATCTACGTGCCTTGGTAGCAATCTCTGCTGCTCTAACTGGGTATCGTTGAAAATCAATGAGTTCATCGAGAGACCTAATGCTAAGATCGCAGAGGCTTTCAAGATCCGAAAGATCCCTAATTTTGCCAATATTAATAGCAGAAAGGATGCAGAGAGCAATTTCCCCATTCTCATCATCAATGTGTTGTATAGGTTTTGTTGGTAATGTAATCTCTTGACACAGATTGCTCATCTCCACTTTGTCCAAGAAGGATGAGTGGGTATTGCAATGGTCAATATTCATTAAATATATTCTACCAGTCTCTGCTCTTTCTTTCAAGAGGTCTAGTATCAGTTCCTGTCCATTTACAGTTTGTCTTGGAACAGATTCATCATTTTCATACTTTACATATAGTTCATCAAAAGCATCTGTACCAAAACTATCATACAACCCTGGCACATCATTAGGAGAAAAAAGACTAATCTCCTTTGCGGATAAAAACCTCTCATAAAATAATTTACTAAGTTGAATAGAGTAATCTAATTTTCTTACTCTATTATCTTCTGTTCCTTTATTATTCTTTAAAACTAATATATCATTTATTTCTTGGTGCCAGATGGGGAAGTGGACAGTCGCTGATCCACCTCTGATGCCATTTTGAGTGCAACATCTGACAGTGCTTTCAAACTTTTTGAGGAACGGGACAACGCCTGTGTGTTGAACTTCACCACCCCTGATTTTAGCGTTGATGCCACGGATGCGACCTGCGTTGATGCCGATACCCGCCCTTTGTGCAACATATTTGCCGATAGCCATATCAGAACTAAAGATGCTATCGAGGGTGTCATCAATATCAACAAGAACACAGCTAGCAAATTGTCGAAGTGGAGTTCTGACCCCTCCCATGATAGGTGTGGGGATGTTGATTTTGTGTTTTGAGATTGCGTCGTAGTATCTTCTAACATAATCAAGTCTGGTTTCTTTTGGATATTCTGCAAAGATAGATGCTGCTATCAGCAGATACATGAACTGAGGAGTCTCGTAAACTGCACCTGAACTTCTGTCTTGCACTAAGTATTTATCAACAACCTGCCTCAAACCCGCATAGGTAAAAATCATATCCCTTTGATGGTCTATGAATGATTCTAATTTATCAAACTCTTCTTCAGTATATAAATTAGATAACTCAGGATCATATACACCCTTCTCAATACAACTTAATACATGATCCCTTACTTTTGGAATCTCACGTACACGTCCATATAATTGCTTACGGATAGAAAATAATAATAATCTAGCAGCAACAAACTGATAGTTAGGATGATCCAAATCAATTAGATCACTCGCAGATCTAATTAAAATATTTTGAATCTCTGCAGTGGTAATACCATCATAGAATTGTAATCCAGATTGTATTTCTACTTGAGAAGCAGAGACTCCCGCAAGACCATCACATGCTTCTTCCACCATAACATGTATCTTGTCAAGATTAAGTGGTTCTATTCCCCTTCCATTGCGTTTCTTAACTTTGAGACTCATACCTTTTTCCAATTGTTAAATTTAATTTTTGCTTCTAATGATGAATATATATTTGATTCTACTATGGACTTTACATTATGTCCACTAAGAACCATATCATTTATGTCCTTTTCATCAATATTGGACGGCCAAATGACTATCTGATCTCCTCGATCAATGGTATTGTTGATTCTTCCAATGATTTCTCTGTTGCGAGGTTCATTATCAAAAATCCAAATATAACTGCCCCAACCAAACGACCTAATATCAAGATCGGAACCGCACATAGCAACCGAGTTCTCCAAGAAGGTGGAATCGAAAGGTCCTTCAGTAATGTAAATGGGTTTCGTATCATCAATTTTGTCTAATCCAAATAGTTTAGGTGCTTCGTCTTGAAGCATGACAGTGATATATTTAACAGAATTAGGTCCTAGACTTCTGCCCTGAAATCCTATTAAATTACGTTCTGTATCATACATGGGAATGATGATCCTAGACTCATCCCTACCTATGGTGTCGAACGTTTGTTTTTGAGTATTTACCCACTCTTTAAACTTCTTAGCAAAGTAAAATTTTGTAGGGTCTATCATCCTCTTTTCGAGATATTCCTTAGCAATAGGAATCTCAGATGCCCTTGGCAAATCTATTTTATCTCTAAATATGGGTTTGGTAAATTCAAGTTTAGGTTCTTCTACAACAAAGTTTTTGCCAGTAAAACCTTCCTTAAACTTCTCCATAGTATATTGTTTATGAAGAGTAGGATCTATCTGCTTTAAAAAATTATTAAAGGACAAACTAGCACCACAATTGTGGCACTTATAGTTGGTGTTTGTCTTTACCTGATAAAAATACCCCCGTGCTTTGTTCTTGTGCTTCTGAGAATCACCACAAATAGGACAACGGAAGTTATATAGGTCTGCCTTAACCCTTTTAAATTTTTGCAGTCTAGAGGATACTAGTCCGATATATTTTGAATCAGTAAGATCCATCCACAAGAGTAATTCCTGAAGGTATTATACTCTGTTGTGGTGTTGATGTCAATGCTGACTTTAAAATTCTTTGTCCGATTGGACTAACAATGAAACTTATTATACTTAATGCACCAAAAATTGTCCACATTTTCTTCTCTATA